GTAGTAATAAAACTACCACGCCAGCGGTATACAGCGCAATTGCAGGAGGCAGATGTAATGTAGCATCAGGATTAAGTGCCTTTATAGGTGCCGGCCGATCAAATTCAGCATCAGGAGAAGGTTCTGCAATAGCAGGCGGTACCTGTAGTGTAGCTTCTGGCTATAAAAGTGCTGTTGTTGGAGGTCATACTAATACTGCTAGCGGTACTCATAGTTTTATTGGAGGCGGTAAAAATAATACAGCTAGTGGTCAATATGGTACTGTAGCTGGTGGTTGTAATAATACTGCCGGGGGTGGAACATGTACTGCAGTCGGTGGTGGCGCTAGCAACGCTGCCGCTGGGAACTGTGCTACTATAGCCGGGGGGTATAATAACTCCGTCACTGCAGTTGAGGGAGCTATTGGTGGTGGCCATCAAAACGCAGCTACCGGGGTTCGCGCTACTATAGCCGGGGGGTACAAAAACACCGCGTGTGCACACAGTTCAGCCATTGGTGGTGGTGATACAAACTGTGCTGAGGGTACTGCCTCAACGATTGCTGGTGGTGGTTGCAATTGCGTTAGTAATTCTGCCGGTTATGGAGCAGTTGCAGGTGGATCCTGTAATCTAGCTTGCAATTACGCTGATTTTGTTGGTGGTGGCGTTCAGAATAAGGCTTGTGGATGTTACGGATGTAACGCAGTTGTTGGTGGACATGGTAATAGCCTGCTTACAGGGGCTAGTGGTAGCTTTATTGGAGGCGGACGAGCTAATGTAACGAACTGCGAAGGTACATTTATTGGCGGTGGTGGTCAAAATGAAGTTAAAGGAAAATATGGAGGGGTGGTCAGTGGTGATCGTAATAAACTTTGTAGTAATTTAGGATTTATTGGCGGTGGGCAACAAAACTTAGTAAAAGGAGAATTCGCAATTGTTGTTGGTGGTCTCCTCAACTGCAGCTGCTGTTCTGGAAGTTTTGTTGGCGGTGGCGTTCAAAATATCTCATGTGCTGTATGTAGTTCAGTAGTTGGTGGATACCAGAACTGCGCTTGTGGACAGCAGTCCACAGTTGTCGGTGGTGGTAGTAATCTAGCTACAGGCGACAGCTCTACGATTGCAGGAGGTTATGACAACTTAGCAAAGGTCTGTACTAGTACAGTTGTAGGCGGTTGTGGAAACTGTTCGTGCGGAGAATTTTCTACCGTTGCTGCGGGATGTAACAATGAAGCAAGATGCAATCATACGTTTGTTGG